CAGTACCAAAAAACTCATCTTTCTGTTTATGGTCTGATACTCTTATTTTGGGTTCAATAATATAAAATGAATTTGTACTATTAGAATATCTTATTTTAAAACCTTTTTCACTTAACCATTTAGCTATATATTTTATTTTTACACCAGTTAATATGTTTACAAAAGAACCTATAGAGTGTGAACCCTTATTTTTTGGATAATTTTGAAAGGCTCTTAAATTTAGCTTTTTACCACCAGATAACGTTGTAAATTCAAACTTTAAATTAGGGAAGAACTTTTTACCCTCATCAAATAATTTTTTCATAAATTCTTCATCAGGAATACCATCAGTCTCTTCATTTAAACTTGTATTTTTAACCTGGTTAAATACACATCTATGGAAATCATCATAACTTAAATCACCACCCAATACTATAATTGGATTTTGTTTTATTGTTAGTTCCACATTAAGTGGCTTATTAAGCGTTTTCGCTGCGTAATAGCGATGATGTCCATCTTCAATGTAAAAAGCCCCATTCTCATATGTAACCTCTATAGGTTCGCTTAAATCAACCTTTTTTGACCATGTTTTCTTAGCGGTACCTAAACCCAATCCTGTTTTCTTTGCAAAATGTTCGATTTCGTGAAGAACATTAAGATAATCATCCTTCCATTTAACCTTTAATTTATCTGGTGTAATGGTCTTTATGTCATCAAATGAAAAACCATAAGCTGCTCTATCCAAAGCTTCAATAGATATACCACCAGAACGTAATAATTCTTCAGATGTATTAAATTTATATACCTCATCAATTATTTCTTGTGTTATTTTTATTGGGTTACATTTATTAATCATAACTTATAAACTTTTATCACCTTACAACCAACACCTTTATTTTTAACAACTATTTCATGCTCATTTGGAAAAGCTAAGTTTTGAACAATAGTTCTTACCGCATTAATCTCACTCAATGGACATGAAACTTCCATCACATATGGTTTAACCCCATCTTCCCAATTTTCATAACCTATTGACATCAATAAATCACCATTCAATAACCATTTGTAAGGTGTGAAAGATTCACCCTTATTATTTAAATCAATTAATTTCTTATTCTTAACTCCAACAATCCTGTAAAGAGTTATTGGGTCACCCATATCATTATATTCAACAATTTTATCATTAAGATATTCTTCAGCATCTTCTGAGGTATTAAACCCCTCATGACCCAAATAATCAATAATTTCTGGAGTATCATCAACAGATATATCTTTAAATGAATTCAAACCATCAATGAATTTATTTTTACGAACATTATATGGTAACTTACTCATGTAAGTAGAATAGTTATCCAATGCCTCATTTAATAACTTTTTTATTGTATTTTTATAATCAGTAATCATTTACCATAAGTTTACCTAACAACCCTTCTATATGCATTCTAGTTTTTAAATCTCTAACCTTGTTTTTTTCTTTTGATAGAGGCTTTTAAATTATTAGCATATTTCATTGGGTTTGATTTCATATATAACAAAGCTGCACCTAAATTATCAAAATGATTATCAATTCCCAATATCAATGCATTCAAATCAATCCCATCTGGAAATACGTCATTAACCCACGAAGAATCCGATGTCATCAAGTTAACAATATCTTGTAATATCATCATCTGATTTTCATCCAACCTTAATGAATTTAAAAATGCATTTTTACCCATAGGATTACCATTATGGTTTCCATTAAACTGACTTACCAAATCATAGTTAGTTTCACTTATTGATTCCGATTCACCAATAACCCTATCATACATACTATGAACAATACCATCCATTTCATCCTTTAATTCTTCTGGAGTAATTTCTGGTTTTAACCAATAATAAACTTGTCCTTCATCATCATCTGAAAATAGTAATCCGTAACCTTCTAAATTATGTAGTATTTTTTTCTCGTATGGTGAATTAGAACTATAATACCCATCATCCATATTTTTAGTTAATCCATTAAATACATTCTCACCAGATTGAATCAAAAATTTATATTCATCCCTGGTAATATGTGTTCCACTATTATGGTCACTATAATAACCACCATCAGATGCCACTCTTTCATTCTCATTTAATTTCTTGGTCACTTTCCAGAAATTTTCAATAATTAATTTATCCCTTTCTTTTATACTTATCTTTTTCATAAAATTGATTTATATATAAATATCCCATTAATCAACAATAAACTCATATTTAAATAATCCACAATCCCATATCCTATCATAACCTAATTCGGTCATCAATTGCTTCTCAGACTTACTAAAATCCAAATGAGGAAACTTCTTTTTTAAAGAATTCTTCCCAAATCCAAATTTATGTAGTCTCTTGGTTCTAGATATACTAGAATTGAAATACCTATAATCTGGACCTAATATTTTAACACATTTAAACCCAATCGATAAATACATGTTTTTATTTCCATCAATCCAACGCACATCACCAAATGATATAATTTTTTCTGGTTGATATAGTTTTATGAAATGCTTCATTAATTTATTAGCTATACCAGTAATCTTATATTCATTCGTTGTAGCGAATCTACTCAAATCATAAACACCATCTACCTTACCAGAATTCATTCCTCTAACACCATTAAATGTCATAATAGCAACTAATTTATTATCAAAGAAAGCACCTAAACATATATTGGTCGCATCATTACCCTGGATATGGTATTTCTTTAAAAATTCCTTCTTAGATTCTAAATCAACTTCCCTAATATCACATTTCCTAGCACCTATATTTTTATTCTTATTCACCCCAAGTATATAGTCTATTTTATTAAGCACCAACTCTCTATTATTAACCCATTCATCTTCAAATATATGAATTAATCGATACCCAATACTATTCATTAGCTTTGTTTTTGTTAGATGAAATTGCCTATCCTTACCAAATTTTTCACTATGATAATACAATCCATTATATTCTATACCTAATTTTAGGTCATCTATTAATATATCAATCTCAACCCCTGATAATAATTTTTTATCATTCATCTTAACAGTAAATCCCAATTCGGCAATATGATTATAAATTTCTATTTGAGCTTTACTGGAAAATACGTTTTCATGTAATCTTAACCCATTATCATATCTAACCCTTAACTCATCTTTGTATCTATTTGAAAGAATCTTATCATTAGGATACTTTATCCTATATTCAAATAATGTAATACCATGTTTATTCAAATGCTTAGCACCCAAATATCTAAGTTTTTTACCACAAATATTACAAATAACGTGATTATCCTCTAACAACAAATCCTTATTCTTTATATAATTCTTATGAAATACAATATCCTCTGGGAACCTAACCAAATAATCATTTAAACCAATCTCATGTTTAATTAAATGATTCTCAAAACACCCAGTCCTATTATCAACATCACTCGTAACCCAATTACATAATTTACATTTCCTAGTCAAGGTCTCTTCAACTTCAATTATATCAAAATATTCCTCAAACCATTTTTTACCATACTCTAACTCATACTTCTTTCGTTGATATGTGTTGTTTGGTATGGGTACATCACCATATGTCTTTATAATATGATTAGTTAAAACCCCAGATAAATTATTTGGGTCGTCAAACTCTAATTTTGTTTGCTTACAAACTGCAATGAATTTTTTACCATCACTACCAATATATTTGTTGGTCTTACTTTTTTCTATAATAACACTATTACCATCCTTGACTTGACCACCACGCTTTTTAATTGATATAAGGTTATCATTTAATATTTTGGTTATCTTCTTATGCCCCACACTAAATCTCTTTCCTAACTCATGTGTGCTGATATTTTCTGATTGATATAATTTAATGATGGTATTTTCATCGTCCTTGGTTAATATTGTTTTACTCATAATTTTTATTCAAACTTACTAAATTATTTTCATATAAATACACTTATAACCAATTTATTTTTATTCCATTTAAATTTACACCAAAAAAAAAGTCCAGCATTTCTGCCAGACTTTTTTTTCAAATATTTCTTAGTGATTATCTAAGTTCGTTGATGTTGAATGTTGGTACACCATCTACTCTAACATGTCCATAGAACCTGTTATTTACAAGCTTCTTCGCGTAACGTGTCATGATTCCTTTTACAGGTGCGAAGTTAAATGGATTATACATTGTTGGAGTCAATTGCATTGGTACGTAAGGAGCATAGATATATCCTGTATCCAATAATGATTTTCCTTTATGACCAATGATAATTGAGTAAGCTGGAGCATAAGGGTCACGATACACTTGGTAACGTCCACTTAAAGAACCAATTCTTTCAATACCCATGTTATAAGTATCTTGTTCTGGAGATGCATCAGATACGTGGAAATATTCCAAGTTATCGAATATCGCAGAGATTTCAGAAGAAACTACGATGAAGTTAGCACCACCTCTAAGAGTTGCTTTATGGATTTGAGCAGAAACTTGGTTTACACGAGTAATAAGTTCTTGGTTCCAGTCCTTTTGAGTATATGGGTTAGCAGCACTTGAAGATTTTCTCCAACCGTTATAATCCCATCTCAACTGCCATGCAGCACCTTTACGTAAATCTCTAAGGATTTCACGGTCAATTTCAGCAGCTACTTGTTCTGATAACATTGCAGTTAATTCAGCTTCAGCATCGATGTTGTGGAATGCACTAACGTCTTGAGCCAATTCTGGTGACCATGTTGCACGTAATTTTCTTTCTTCAACAGAAACAGTTACTTCATCCAATGAGAATGATACTTCACCCATTTCAGTTTCAAGTTCTAATGATGCGTATTGTGCCCAAGCAACAGTAAACGATGCTCCAGATACACCAGCAGAAGCTGTAGCTAAATTAGCAGGTGCAGAACTATTGTTTACAAAGAATGCAGTAGTTCGTCCAGTTGCACCAACATAACCATCAAATGTAGCAGTACCATTAGCAGGTACTGGACCACTTAAGTCAAGACCTAAGTACAAAGTACCAGTTGCGTCAGTTAAGTTAGAATAGTTAACAATACCTTTACCATATTGTTGAGTTACAACTCTAAAAGGAATTTCCTTATTAGCATCAATAATTGTGTTATTATTCGGGTCACGAATAACACCATTAGAGATTACGTGCAATGAAGCCAAGAAAGATTCAGTATCCATTTGGTTACCATCAGCACCAGTCAAAACTGATTTGTTAGTTGCACCTGGAGTAAATCCCGTTACACCAATAACAACTTGTCTAACTGTACCATCAGTTGCAAGTGGTTGTGTACCACCGTTAGCAATAGCCGTATAAGTACCATTTGAATCTAAAGTCCAGCTGTTATATCCACCAGTAACGATTGTAAGAGTACCTTTTGAGTTATCAAACAAACCATCATTGTAGAATGCATCATACAAGTTTTTAGCTTGCATTTGAGTTATAGCACAATTAGCAGTGTTAACACAACTTGGAATACCTGTTGAGGCAAAACTAGTGTGAGCTGAATATGTTGTACCATAAACATCAGAAGATGATGTGGTTGTATAATCATTACCAGCAACACCAGCACCGTCTACACGAGAAGATGTTTGTGGTATGAAATAAAACAATTTACCAATTGGTAAGTTCATAGCTTGAACTGAAACTAAGTCATTAGCCAAAAGCTTAGAGAATACTCTACGTACAATTGGGAAAACAACAGTTTCGAATGAACCTGAATTAGTTGCTGTAGTTGTTTCTTTCAACAACGATGTTGCTTGGTTTTCAAAAAGAATCGCAACGTTTTCTCTGATGTGTCCTTTAAGACCATCTAGGAACCCTATTGATTCCCATTTTTCTTGTGTTTCTTTACGGACAGCTTTCATATGGTCTAAACCAATATTTCCAACTAATCCTGAATTTAATATCGACATTTTTTATTTATTTTTGTCTTTTGTTATTTTTTTTTTTATCTGAGAATTAACCTTTAATTCCCATTAACTGTCTTACCTTTAAAATTTGTGGGTCAACGTAAGCGGTTTTTTCAGTCAACAAAGTTGAACTACCACTAGACATACCTTTTGTAATCTTATTATCGATTGATTCAGTTATTTTCTTAGAATTCAATTCACCAAGAATTGTCTTATACAATTTCTTAGATTCAATCAAATTACTAACTCCTTCGTCAAATCTTTTGATGATATCAGCTTTTTCCTGTTTAGTTGTTGTGTTTTCCATAAACAACTTAGTTACATATGTTAAGTTAGTGTTGAAAACAACAGTTTCGATAAGCTTATCTTTGAATTGCTTCAAAGCTTTCTTTACGTCATCATTTTCGCTCTTTAACTTAGCAACTTCACTTAATAATTGTTTGTTCTTAGCAACAGCTTCAGTTAATAGTTTTTGGTTTTTTGCAACGCTTTCAGTTCTAACTCCAGCACCTTTTATATCAGTTAAATCACTATAAGCTTTTCCTGATTGTGCAGTTCCTTTTGTGATAAGTTCATTGATTGGCTCTTCGATTTCTTCCTCTTCTTCACCAGATTCAGCATCTGATGGGGTTGGAACATCTTCTAAATCATCAACAGAATCTTCACCACCAAATTCAGAACCAGCGTCATCATCCATTTCTATCTCATACTCAACATCATCATCTCCACCTAAATCAGCACCTAATTCCCCGCCCAAGTCAATTTCACTTGAACCACCTAAATCAGCTGCTGGGGTTTCGTTTTGTTTTATAACATATTCACCAGGTTCAGATACTGTCAAATGAATGTCAGTTCCAACTACTTTGATTTCATCCTCACCACTAAGTTTTTTGTAAACTGCGATAATATCATCATCTGATGCAGCTGTCATATCAAGTTCTTCACCACCCAACGCATCAGCGTCCATTCCTAATTCTTGACCTGGAGTATCCACATCAACTATATCGGTGCTTGTTATGTCTGTTACATCTGTAGTTGTATCTACACTATCCATAGGTGTTGTTTCCATTTCTGTATCATCACCCATTTCTGTTTCGATATCTTCTTCCTCGAAATCACTTTCTAAAAGTGATTCCTTAACAACAGCATTAATTTCTTCTCGTGCTACGTCTCGAAGTATTTCTTTAGCATTGTTGTTTAACGCTTCTTTAATTTTTTGGATATCTAACATAGAATCCTCAAATACCGTTTTTTTACTCATAATTTTATTTTTTTTATTTAAAAAAAATTTAACTTATTTAGATGATAAACACCTCATTTCACAATAAATACATATGTGTTATTCAAAAAAACAAATTAATACTAAAAAATATTTTTATTTTAGTAAAAATTTATTTAAATTTTCTATTAGTACTTTGTTTTTATTATCACTAACATCTTCTCTAATGCTTGAATTCATTGGCTTTTCATTAAATATATAAGCTCCTGGAGTACTAGGTGTGCTTACTATATCCCAACAAATAATTTCGAAGTCATCTTGAACAATATTTTGTCCTTTAACCTCTTTAAGACTACCAATCCCTCTAGATGATACTCCAATCTTAATTTTATTTCTTAATAAATTTGCTATATCATCACCCTTTGTTGATACAATACCATAATTAATAAATCCTGGTGTCATCAGTATTTCCATCTTACCCATCAATGCGTTACCTTCCCACCATGTTTCAATGATGTTATGTGATACTCTATCTAACGAAATAACAGAGTCCTCTGGGTGATTACAATTGTGTGTCCAAACTATCTTATTATTTTGTTTCATTAACCAAGTTTTATTTGGAACGGAAACACAATAAACAAAATCATTGTGTGGTATTAACTCAACTTTTGTAAATCTATTATCCAAATAAATACCCTTACCTGTTCTTTCTCTGATAATATTTAATTCTTTACTATTCGAAGCTTTAATCAATCTAGGAACTCTTTTATTTACCTTAGTCAAAACTAATTCACCATCAACTTCAGTTTCAATAAATTCTCTTTTAATATCATATATTAATCTATCTTTTGGTATAATCTTATTACATGTAGCACCACTACCAATTTTCAACATTACTTCTAAAACATCATCTTTTAATTTAGTTGATGTTGTACAATATTCTTTGATAAGAATTCCTTTACTACTTGAACTATTCTTCCCATCACCAATTAATAACCATTTTAGTAATATGTTTAATAATCTAGGTGACCAATTTTTAGCGTACTCTGGTATAAATTTATTGTGTGAATCACCCAAAACCTTTAAATGGTTATGTAGTTTTTCATTAGTCACTGTAAATTGTCTATCACCATATAATTTAAAATTAAACGGTAATTTCTCTAACAATTCCTTAATTAAATTTTGTTGTTTACTTTTTACTTGGGTAATTGTAACTCTATTTTTATTTTTACCACCCTTACTACCATCAGTATGCCCTTCAGATATGAATATACCTAAAAATGCAGCCCAATCTTCAGTTTTTATAGTGATATCAGTATCTGGTATAGTGAAAAACTCACTATCATCCCCATCCCAAACCCCAGAGTGTTTAATATGAGAATGTGACACTCTAGAATCCCCATTCAATATTTTATTGTATAACTCTTCACCAGTTAAAATATATGGTTTATTGGTTCTATCCCATAAAATAACTTTATGATTTTTAGTTATAGTCATATCCAAACCACTTTCATTATAAACCCTAATTAAATCGTCATCATAATGTTTTTTTATAGTTTTACTAATTGGTTGTACTTCTAATTTATTCGACTCTAAATTAAATGTGAATATCTCATCACCCTCAATTACTGTATCAATATCAACCCAACCATTCTTAGTGAATATTTGAGTTTCTTTTGGGACACACTCTCCTATTGCATTTCTATCCTTGATTGCTTGTTGATAAACTAAATTTTGTTGCTTAAGAATTTGTTCTGGGTATATTCTACCATTTCTATTTAATACACCATATTTTTGTAATAAGACATAAACAATCAATGGGTCTGACATTGAACCCAAGCTGACACCTGATTCCAATTTTTTTATTTCATTAATGAAACCCTGATTTCTTGGTTCTAATGGATTAATAAATCCAGAATCGGATTCAATCAAATAACCCCATCCTGTTTCACCCTTCTTAAGAATTTTTGCTTCTTTTATCATATTAATAAATATGGTTATTAAAACAAAAAAACCCTGTTAGTTTTACTTAACAGGGTTTTTATTAATCTTTTTTACTTTTATAAAAGTTAAAGTATCGATAATTATCGAATACATCATCCATAATCAAATTAATGTATTCATCCAATATGTTGTTTATATCATTAATTTTTATTGACTCCATTTTGTTCTTTAAGAATAAATTTATTTCGCAATTCATAAAGCTTTTTTTTCCTAATCTAACACCAGAATCCCTTACATCTAAATCAACTATGGTTCTTTGTTTATCAAACAAACAATTATCTTTAATCAACATATAATCATATAATGATTGTTTTATTTGTTTATTTAGATTTCTAATAACCCTATTATAATCATAATATGAATTATCAGTTGGCTCACACCAAGTTTTTATAATAATATAAAATGACTTAGGGTTTTTTATATCGGTAGTTCCGACTTTTATTTTAATGTTCTTTCGTTTGTTTACGTCAAGTTCTTTACATGTTTTCATTCATTTAAAAGTTAATGATTAAATGTAATCATTTTAAATGAATAAGTCAAATGTTTATTTCTTCTTATAACGTATCATTTGTATTTCTATCTTGAGTTTTCTTAGTGTTAGTCCAGAATTTTATAAAGATACCAACTAAAGCTAATATTTTTGGTAAATAAAATGCTTGATGTTCTGTTAACCCAGGTATATCCCCAGCCCATGTCATAATAAAATCAATAACCAGTAATAAGAATGATATCAATAATGATATATCACCTCTCTTTCTCCATTTTGGTGGTGTTGGCTTTTTATAGTTATTCCACTCTTTGTTTATATTGTCTTTTAATTTTACCATGTTATCTCATATTAGTATCCATTATGGTACCCAACACATTTTGTTGTATTGTATTTTTTTGGTTTATATTTAGTTGTTTTACAACCTAATAAACTAAATGCTATCATTATTATCATTATCTTTTTCATTTTTTCCAAATAACCAATTGAAACTAATGAATGCAATAACAATTTTTAAAGCATCATCAAATATTTTATTGATACTTCTTACAGTATCTTTTTCCCATTTTTTAAAAAGTATATTTTCAATCACACCACTAATAATGATTAAAAATAATATTATTGTTATAACCCAAGTAATGTCCATGATTTTAAATCCTTAGTAGCTAATCTAATCCCAACAATCTGAGTTTTGACGTAAGTTATTTGCTCTGGACTTAAACTTCTGTTAGGTTCTGTAAAAACCAACGATAACATTCCTTCACTAACTTCTTCACCTAATAAAAAGTTATAAGCTTTGTTTATACCGTAAAATTTAGCTGTGTGTGAACTTTCATTATCACCATCAGAACTATGTATCACATACCCAGAATTTGACCTATTTAATTCAACTAACATATCAATAGTTGTTGATACTGGTATCGATTGATATTTAGTTATTATTTTATCTATATTTCTAATTTTACTCAAACTCTCAAATCTCATACTAGAATTATTAAACCCAATTCCATGAAAATCTTTATTTCCATTATGATAATTAATAATACTAGCTCGACACAAATCCAAACGTTCAACCATATTATCTAATATATGTTGAACCTTTTTTTCTGCCTCAAGTCTTTTTTTATTAGTTTTAGGTGAATAATTAATTTTCTTTTCAATAAACCCTTTTATCCCCCTAGCAAATATGGCAACTAATAAAATAACAATTTGTGATGTGTCTTTATCTAAACCAACCATTTTTAATTACCCTCCAAAGTGTTTTTAAAGTTCATTATGTTAGAAACCTTATTTATAAATTCCTCATCCGATGAAAATGTGTGAGTCTCATTTAAAACTTTATGCTTAGTCTTTAATAAAACGTTCTTTAATTCCAAATCATCTTCTTTATCATACCTATCATCAACCATAGTCAATACTTCATTAATCAACGATTTTAAAACTTCTTCTTTACCTGAGTTATCAATAAGAGCCTTAACAACTTTTTTCTCATTCTCACTTAATTCTGAATATTTTTCATTATAGTTATCAACCATAATACTAGTCATTAAACTAGTTGGAACATACCCACCATCAATAACAGATTCTTTTACAGTGTTTTTCACCATATAATCAATAACATAATTTTTAGCTTCTAATAACTCATCAATATTTTTACCAGATTTTTTAGTTGTAATAAGCTTATTAAGACATTCATGTAACTTTTTTTTAGAATAATCAATTTCTTTACCCTTTAATAATCTACCAAGCTTTTCATTTTCAGATATGATATCCGATTTATTAAACTTACTAAGCAAGTTTAAATTCTCATCTAAAAACTGTAAAGCTAAATATTCTTTCGGTTCACATTTATTCTCTATGTTATCATAAATAAAAAATTGAGTTCTAAGTATCTTGTTTTCTTTTAAAACCTTTAAATACTTTGAGAACTCAGCTTTTTTTTTGTCGTTTTTTTGTGTAATACCCTCAACTAATAATTCGTTAAAGTTTGTTTTTATATTTCCGAAATTAATCATATAAATCATTTTTAAAATAAATACTCCAATTTAACTCAAAAGTGGTTTATTTTATAAAATATCGTTAATCTTATTAATCATATCACTCACATTTTCATTAATCAAATTATTCTTTTCACTTACATCAAAACTATCATTAAGATTTTTGCTAGTTAAATCAAACTTTTTTAGTTTATCATAATTCTCTAATACCAATCGTTCAGTTAGTTGTTCATCATTTCCACTTTCAACTGTCTCTAAATCACTTTCAGCTGTTTCTAAATCATCAATTGGTTCTTCACCACCTTCGGTACCACCTTCAGTTTCTTCACCCTCATCACCAAAATCTAAATCACCACTACCTAAGCCTCCACCACCGAAACCACCACCTAAGCCTCCACCACCACCAGAACTTCCACCATCTTCTCCACCTTCACCCCCTGCTGAACCACCTTCTAACGCTTTAGTCATATCACCATAAACTCTATCAACCACATCATATAATCCAGTGTGCTTAATAACACTTGGGGTGTTAGCTAATTCAGTCTTAGCAGCAAATTCCATTCTTTGTTCCAATAAATCTTGCTTGATATCATCATCAGACCAACCTAATATTTCTCTTTTAGCTCTTGTCATAGACATTACACCAAAACCATTTCCAGCATCAGATACACTATCCTTATACAACGTAACTTTCTTTTGTTCATTATCAACCCTAAGCATTTCTGATTGTGTTGATGGGTTATTCAATGTCAAAGTGAAATTATCCATCTCATCCTCAAATCCTAATAACACCAAATGAATCAAAGCTATCTTATTCAACTCTTGTAACATACATTGTTGAATCCTATTAATTGTTCTAGCAAATCTGATATCCTGTAACGCCAAATTCTTACCCTCACCAGTCGTTTCATCAAACCCCAAGAATGACTTGGGTACCCTAATAGCTGTAAATAAATTTGACCTTAGATACTCAATATCTGAAATTTCTCCAAGATTAGAAGCCCCAGCTAATGTATCAATTGGGTTTGGTGCATCCTCACTTCTTACGGGAATAAAGAAATCTTGGTCGTTACTTAACATGTTCATTCTCAGGTCCATTTGCCCAGTCGCTGGGTCATAAGATGGTGTTCTTTTGAACCTATTGGCTATAGCATCAACATACGCTGGTACGTCTGCCTCATCAATATTACCAACAAATATCTTAAATACTCTTCTCTCAGGTGCCCTTGTAACACGATAGGTTAACATAGCATCTTCAGCTAAACAATTATGTACAACACACCCATTAGCTATAAAATTATGTAAATCAGATTCTACTTCCAAATCCCAAACAGATTCATAATCCAATTCAGTTACATCAATAATTTTCTCCAATCTAACATCATCAATTTTATTATTAAAATTAATATATAATTTAAACGAGTCAACCCTAGTTTCAATTTTACCAGTTTTTACATTAAGTTTTTTACTACCATCTCTTTTTGATATTATACCACAACCAATTCCAGATTGTAAACATAAATGTTTTAAATCGGTTATTAATTTTTTATTAGCTAAACATATTGTACCATATCTATCAGAACCATCAGCATCAAACAAACCATATATTAATTGTCTTTTGTATTCTAAACTCATATTAAACACCCATTTAGGTATTCTTTTTTTAGCAAACCCAGTTTTAAAACCAAGTTTTAAAAAAATATTTTTCAACTCTTTATTTGCAATAGTAACTGATTTACTAAATTCACTATGTTTACTAGTTCTTATACTTAAATGTGAATTAAATTTATTTTTAGCGTAATTAATATAAAATTCATTTTGCTCTTCATAAACACCTAAAGCAAACCCAATTGTATTGTTATTAATCCAACCATCACCTAACATAAATCCAATAAATCTAGACATTCCAGAATCAATATCATATGTCAAATCAATATTAACTAAAGATTTAGTATTATGATAGTATAAATCAAAATCACCAGAATTAAAATTAAACAATTCTATTAACTTATTTAAATATTCATATTTTATTTTACCATTACCTTGAATAAACCTATGTATGTTTTTATAATCGGATTCATTAATATCTTTTAATTTTTTAACAATCCCAACCCTATCCAATAATTTAGATTTAACCAACCCACTATCATTTAGTTTTAAATAATAATCATCACTATCTAATTTTATTGTTTTAACTTTATTTTCATTAGATATTGTTGGTATCACTACTCTATCACTTCCAATTTTAATTTCGTCAATATTTTTATAAGTAAAATCAATCCCATTATAAACTAAAATTGGGTGATTATCGGTTACATTAATAGAATTATATCTACTCCTTACTTTGTGAGTTTTTTTAATACCACTCTCCCAAACATCCTTAATTTTTGTAGTAACAATTTTTTTATTTTCGTAATCATATGAAAATATGGAGTCACCAGGTTTAAGATTTTTTATTTTTTCATATCCATCAGTTGTCCAAATATGTGTGTTTTCGCTAACACATAATTGTCTCCATATACGTCTTGCTTTTTCGAGCATTGACGTACCATAGGGAAGTTTTCTATCATCTGAAAGCATTCTAAAGTGGGCCATTTGCCAAGAAGTAAACTCAATATTCTGTGTTCTCCAAAGGAATTTTATATTTTCACTATTAGTAGAATTAAACACTCCATTCAACACACCTTCTCTTCTTTCCATTTCGAAATTAGGCATTTGCTTTGCACCCATAATTCCCTTGTCTTTATCGATATTAAGAGCAACAAAATTATCACCATATTTTACAACATTTCTAGTCCACATTGGCAACGATGTATGTAAATCTAATCTATTAAAAAATAAATCCTCCAAAACTGTCTTTACTCTTTTGCTTTCAGAATATATATTCATCATTTTTCCTTGATGATTTAGTGTAACACATTCTTCAGCCATGATATCCATAGCTGCACCAATAATTGGAAAGTTCTCCATAGCTTCGAAATCACTATAGGCACCAATTCTTGTTGTTTCGTAAGAAATAGATTGTTGGAATAAACCATTATCTACTTTCTTCCAAAGATTATTTAGGTATTTGTTTTGTTGATTGGCTAATAAAGCGGTATCATATTCAGCTTTATTATCAGTCTTTAATAATTGACCTTTAGATAAATTAAATGTTTGTTGTTTAGGTTCATAAGCTCTAGGCCCATCAGCAGTAAAGACACGACCAAGCTTTTGAAAAACTGTTAATTTTTTATTTTCCATAAATTAAATATAATTTTTTATTACTATAAATAAATAGATTGAATTACTTAAAACCACTAAATAACCACATATATTCACCATTTGGGTCTTGCATATTTTTCTTTACTATTGGTGAAAAATTTGGTTTATTGGTCTTAACTTTTTGACCATTTTGAATTGTAACGAATCCACTTTTTTTATTATCTTCTATAGTTATTTCATTTCTATTGTGTGTTAACCAAGCTTCCAACATTGCTTTGGATTTGCTTTCCAATTTTTGTAGATTCTTAAATGAGTGTTCATAAATCCATAGACCCATAGCGATTACCATCAAACAGTCATCATGTTGACCATCACGATGGTCAGCTCTACCATTTTTATAGATAAAACTTTTCATTTCATTTGTAACTCTAACTGACCTAACATTAAATAAACGTTCTCTTATAACAAACTCTAAATGGGCAATCATTGGTGTTCTAACATTATTAAATGTGAACCCTGGAGTTTTATTCTCTTTATTAAAACTGGATAGTGTTTTATGATAATCCAATACTTTACCTGATTGAACATCATAATGTAATCTAGGGTATTTTAATTCTAATAATCTAAGCACTGTTGCAACCCCCATACCACCAGTTATATCAACAATAACATATCCACCATACAAGCGTCCAAATTCATCAGCTAAGTCACCTAATTTATCGGGTGGTATTCTACCTCTATATTCCATAACTTGTTCCATTGTTGTCATATCAAGAACTGAAAAAGCGGAATAATCTTCACTATCTCCACGACTAACATCCACAGGAATCAAATATTGATGTCCTTCTTTAGGTAATTCCCAAATCCATATTTCCTCACCCCTGGTCATCAATGGTTCTTTCACATTGAATTTTTCTTGATATTCAATATCTTCTTCAGCGATAACGTTACCACCAGAACCCAAGAATGATACATCTAATTCTTGTGCGATAGCCTTAGGGTCATTATTCAATGTTTGACACATTGCTCTATACCATGTTGATGTTGGTTTATACCCACTATCAATCATAACTTTATATGATTCTAACGTAAATTCAACCTCATTAATTATTTCATCACCCTTTTTCCATTGTAAATCTTTGTTGTATCTTAGGTCTTCATACCATTTCATTTCAACAATATTATAACCGTTCTTCTTTTTATCTTTGGCTTGTTTATAAGTTTCATAATAAAGTGGGTCTTGACCATTAGGTGTACTAATAAGAATTACAGCACCACCAGTACCTAAGCTAGTCATAGCTGCACCATACACTTCTTTACCATTATCAATAAATGCTGCCTCATCCATTACTAAGTATGTTGGTGTAAATCCCCTTAAAGCATCTTTAGATGTCGCTACAGCCTTTATTCTGCTACCATTGGGTAACATAATCTCTTTTTTAGATTCAGTGCTGTAAATGGCTTTTTTTTCATTTTCTTCACTACCATAAAATTCTGGTCCCCATAACCATCTTGGTAATTGAGATACAAATGCTTTTATTTTAGACAAGAACTCAAAAGCCAATTCTTGTTTATTGGCAATGATTAGAATAGCTTCTGGGTTTTCTTTTGGGGCGAAGCCAGCTTTTATAGCTAAATAAGCAGCTGTGGTTGTACTAACCCCTGCTTGTCTTGGTTTGGTAACCAAGTTTCTATTGTGTGATTCATATGCGTAAATTATTTCCTTTTGTCTTGGGAATAATTTAAACGGAACAATACCTTCTCTCGTTTTATCGAAAGTGGAAAAATAAGTTTCTATTACATAAATTGGGTTTACTAAGCACTTAGCAAATTCTGTTAATTGTTCTTTCCTAGTTAACATATATTCATAAATATATCAAAAAGGGTTAAAAACAAAAAAACCGCCATTGTTGGCGGTTTTCAGTTGTGAATAACCATTGGTTAAAGACTAATAGATTTCTAAGTATCACGCACAGGTTATTACCTCACGTTGAGATGTGTGATATTTATTTACCTTTAACATTAAAATGGTCCGTCAATGAATTTTATGTTTTTTATATTATACAACCCATAACAAGTTCCATAATCACCTTTTTGATTTATGAAATCAGTATGGTAATCACCAAAATACTTAAAGGAGTTATATCCAAGTTGTTTAATAAATTTCTGGTAATATTTGTTGTAATCCCAATTATATGTGTCAGAAATTTCTCCAAACAAATCACCAAACTGAACATTTGGATAAAGTTTATCGTCAATATCTGATTCAATATTCATATTAAACATTTTGTTAAACAAATCCAAAAGTTTTTGTTGTTCATCACCACTTATTCTTTTATTCATATCTAAAATTGGTTCATCTAATTTAATTGAGAATTTACATATATATTTACCTAATTGTTGAGATATGTTTGGTGATTCGGAAAAATATATGGCGTGACCAAATAGAGCAACATCATTAGCTTGCTCTAAACTAAAATCTGAGTTCATCATGTGTTCCAAACTATTACTTCTGTGATAACATATAATTTCACCAGAGCCAATTTTTGATAGACCTTCTTTAATTACTTGCCTTATATAATTTTTTAAATCCACAAATCACTCCAAATTATAAACTATTCATCAAATCATCCCAATCATATCCTTCATCATCAGATTTATTACTATCAAAACCTAAATCTTCAGATAAATCATCACCCTCACTCATATCTTTTTTTATTTCTTCAATAATTTGGTTGATTATTTTTTCACCAGCTTTTGTGTTTGCTAAAATTTCTTTCATTTTATAGTTGAAATCATCCACTGGTAAGCTAACCAAATCAGAAAATATATGGTGCTTCAAATGAAAATCATCCGCTGGAATCATTTCTGTGATGCAACCCCATAATGCTGGTCCCAATCTCATATCCCAAATTTCAGCTTTAACAAAATCAGCCTTGTTTATAACATAATTTGCAATTGATTTTTTCTTTGGTAACCCATTAGCACCAATGATTTCCATAACCCCTTTTACCATTTCATGAATCAATACAGGAAAACTTGTTGCTTCAACACGAACAACGTTAGGTGCTGTTTCTTCTTCTGTAAATTCAACCTCAACCACTCCACCAGTCATAGCTTCATCTAAATTATTCATAATAAAATAAACGTAATCAGCGGTAGACATCAATTTTGCGTATAACCCTGGTAATCTAGGATTTAAAGATGTCAACTCATCATCAACCATATGAAACATATGGTTACATTTTTTTGCTGAACCTTGAATCAATGCGTTAACAAAACGTCTTTTGTAGACTTCTTTGTTTGCAACCACCATTTCGTCATGATTTTTGAATTTCATTCCTTCAACTTCGGTTGGTTCCATATTCATATCCATACCACTTAAGCTAATCTTATCAATCAACTTAACATCAAATTTAATAATTGATTTATCAATATCAAATTCTTCATTAATCATATCAATGGCTAACTTAACCAATTCTTTATGATGTGGTTTCTCCAATTCGATTGTTTCAATCAATAATGGTATTACCATCTTAACAACATTCGTTGCATCAACATTTTCAATATCAAATGCTCTTTTGTATCGTTTAACAACATCAATAAATCTTTCGTTTACAATCTTTTCATCGAAATTGATTTCATTTGATTCTGGAAACGCTGGGTGATTTCCCAATGAATGCTTTCGCTCCCTTAATTGTTTTTGAATTTCTGGGTGCATTCTTTCACGCATATTATCTGGGTATTTATAACCCTCAGTTAGATTTTTTTTTAAGGCCATCTTAGCCATAGATTTGTAATCCATTATTTCCTTAAGTCTTTAATTTTAATTACTCTTTTCACCAAATTGTTTGTTATTTCCTTATCCAAAGTGTTTTTTTTGATTATAACACCTTCAGCTATACCTGTACTATCTGTTTTAGCAACGTCTTTAAATTGAGTAATGATACCACTTAATTTTTGTAATGGAACACCAATTTCATTTGCCATTGTAGTTAAAAATTGGGCTTGTTCCAAAGGTTTATCTAATTTTGCTAAGTAACTACCAAATTTATTCTTAATCAAAGTTACTAATTTTTTAGTGTCACTTTGCAACTTGTTAACATTAACACCATCAACTTCAACATCAGCTTCATTTAATTCATCAGTTTTGAAATAATCACCTACTCTGAATCTTTTTAACTCTTTGATACCCATATAATCCTCTTCACCAGGTACCAATTTAATACCAGATTTAATCATTTCTTTTAAATTTCTAAATTTGGATGTAACCTCACCAGTTTTTATATTGACAAAAAAATGTCTGAATCCAACTAAGTCTTTTAAGTTTACAAAATCACTAAAATTTTGTTTATCGAAATGTTTTAATTCTTCACCATTATAATCATAATCATCAGTTATTTCTTCCTTCTTGCCAACACCATTTTGAAATGTATCAATATCGTAGATTATGTTGTTTCCATCATCTTCATAAGACATAACACCTAATACAACCTCACCTTGATTATTTGTTGCTCTAACGACTCTATATCGTTTTCCATTTAATTCAAATGGTTCTTTAACTTTACCTGTTGAGTTATCAATTACATTTGACAAATATGTTAACCCACTATCAACTCCAATTGGTGTTGATTCGTCAACAACATTAATCTTAACTCCTTTTAATTGAGTAAAATCCCCCTTCATAGATTGAAAGTCTTGTTTTTTGACGTTGATGATTGTTTTATCTTTATCTTGGTTATCTGTTTGCATCGTACTTTAATTCTTTATGTTTTTCCTTATAATCATAAATATAGTTAAGCTTGAACTCTCTTGAATATAATTTAGCTTCAACACTTTCTAATGTCTCACCAAATGCAAATATAACCCTATTTTCAGGGTACTCAATATATTCATCTAAGTTCTCCCATGCTAATGAAATAACTCCATCAACAGCATCCCACACAGAAAAATTCGTGCTTTCTTGGATTACATCCAATACTAAATCACCTTCAAATTTACCAACTTTTTTTATGAATCTATTTTTAGGTGGTAACGGTCTTCCAGCGGCTGGATATGAATCCCAATCTGGACCATCAATATCTTTTATAGTATCAGAAAATATAAACTCATAGATGTTCTTATTATTAAAATCAGAACCCAATGAATTAACATATATTAGAAATAATTTGTCCATTAAGCAATGTACATATTTAACTCATACTTTGTAGGCATACCATAAACTTGAATATTCAATTTTTGTTTAACTACTTTACCATTTTTGTACAAATCTAAAGAGTATTTGTTTGTAACACCTTCATTAGGTTTAGCTGGGCCTGTGGAAATTTGTCTAAACCAATCCCCCTCATCAATAGTGTAACCTTTAGATGTTGCATATTTTTCAGCTTCATGAACCGCACTAGTGAAACTATCATGGTAAATCTCATATGATGACTCTTTAGGTGTTTCAGAAACAGCTTTAGGTTTTGGCGCAACAGATGGGTTAACCTTAAAAGGACGTTCTCTCCTTTTAATTTTACCTGGAACTTTGGTTCCTGGGTCAGTTTTAGGCTTTGTTGTTGGTATTACCTCAGTTTCAGTATTATCTGTACTAAATGTTTCTTTTAATATTTGCATAATATGGTTTTTATCAAAGATACTATTTTTTTCTTTAATTTCAAAATCCTCATTTAAATTAACTGATTCCACATTCCCATGTTCATCTGAATAACCACCTTCAGTATCACCATCATACCCAAATTGACCCTCCAAGAAATGATACACTTCTTCCATATCATCAGCAGATGTCGATATGTGGTCCACAGCCCAAGCGTGTCCGTTAGCTATCAATGAATCAATTTTTTCTTTATTCATTGATAATAATTCATTAGTAACGTGATTTATGTTTTTTATATTTTGCCAAAACATATAATTATTGGATTCACGATTATCATCCTCATTAATTGGAACACAATTAGGTACTTCTTTCCCATTCTTTTCTTTCATTCCCAATTGTTTATACCCACTCCAACAAGGATTTTGTTCATCCAAGATATCATTTGAACCAGGTTGAAACATATTATTACGTTTAGGTTCACCAAAAATACTATTTTCATTTACAGCATCATCACCAAAATCTAACCCATCACCATCTGGTTCTGACCCATCCTTTGAATTAGATTCGTCACCCTCTGGTTCTGATTCATCTTTAGAGCCAGATTTTTTAACTTTTTTTATGATATCATTTTGGTCTTCCTCATCCATTTCGGATGTATGTGTTGCCGATAAAACTGAGTTTATAGCAAATTTTTCCAATTCAAGATTTGGTGAACCTTGGTCTTGTGTATATTGACGTATTGATTGACCTAATTTCCCAGATAATTGTTGAATGTATTTATCTGGCTCTGATGCTTCATCAGCTTCAACACCAGCGTCAAATGGTTCTTTTTCAAATGAAAAATCATCACCCGAATTATCAGGTGATGAGGTTGTGGTATTTGTAGGTTGTGGTGCAGCAGCTGGTTGAGCTGGTGCTGGATTAGGGTTTGGAACCTTAAGAGTGAATTTTTCCTCTTTGATTACTTCACCGAATAGACTTTTTTTTTTACTTTTGGAGTCAAATCATCTATAATTGTATCGATGTTACCCATTACTTTTGCTATTGATAAGCCTTTGTGTTCTTTGATAGTTACGGGTTCTTTTCCGTATTCTTTATCTCTCATTTCTTCAATCATAGCTTCATTTTCAGTCAACTCGATATCAGCTTCTTCCATTTCAATTTCCGATACTATATTTTCAATAATTTCATCATCGTTTTCCAAGATGTTCGTTGATACATTTGTATCCAATGCTTCATTCAATGAAATAAATTTGAAATTTAATTCTTTGACAGCCTTAGCGTATGAAGGATAAGCTTGGTCTTTTTTGTTTTGTAGACCACCAATGTATTGGAAATCCTCAACAACCAAATTTTTCTTTTTGTTTGCTGTCTTGATAAAATACTCGTGGTTTTCTCTAACGATACCATAAATTTTACCATCTGGTCCAATTTTTTGTAGTTCTAAGACGTAACGACTATTGTTAGTGTTTTCTGGAACTACATTCATTAATTCCATTATTCTATTTTTAACTTCATTACCTTTAAGTGTTAAAGGGTTTACATTTAATTTGTTTTTCATAATTTTAATCATTAACCTAAAATAACACCAGACCCTAAAGCATAATTACCAGGGGTCATCACATTAATTGGTTCACCTAAGACATACACGTTTGCTGTTGAACTAATACTTCTAACATTAATATATAACGAACTACCAGCATTCATTGTTACAGCAACACCATTTATTGTTGGTGTTGCATTAGCACCAGCATAAACCTGAGTATATGTGTGAGCCGTAAAATTAGCGTTTGTTGATAATACTATTATAGAATTTATTTGATTACTAATGGGCATTGTGTTATTATTTCTCTATAAATATAACAAAACACCCAAAAAATAAAATACATGAAAATAAAATTTATCGATATAGGGTTAAATTACCTACTAATCTTTTAGAATGATTGTTAATATCCTTATAAACAATTTCATAAAAATAAATACCCTGTGGTGATTTAACCCCATTATATGTTCCATCCCACCCACTTAAATCATTTGACTCATATATTTTTTCACCCCATCTATTAAACAATGATATTGTCAAATCTTTAAAATAAATTCCTTTAGGTTGGAATAAATCATTTAACCCATCATCATTAGGTGAAAAACTATTAGGTACAAAGAACGTAGTATATTTACAAGGTTCAACTGTTATAACTAAAGAAACATCTGATAAACACCCATCCTTCTCAGTTATTACCGTTAATTCATAAACTCCTATCTTATCAAAATCATATTGAAATATTGGTTGTGAGCCACGCTTAATAACACTACCATTTTTAAATAAAGCCCATGTATAATTAACTTCTTCATCACCAACAATGGTGTAGTTAAATTTAGTTTTATTATTATCACACAATTCAATAGTTTGATTACTCATGTCTGATATTGATAATAACAATGGGTTATCCTTAACTAATATAGATGTTATCCCATTATATGAGCATGTATCCACATTGATAACGTAATCTAATATGTAATTACCACTTCTTGGTGGTGTTAAAATATCATTATTAACGTATTGTCCAGACCAATTTATTGTATCCTCACCCGATAATTTTAATTGAGTCGGAAACCCAAAACATATTGGGTCTAGAGTTAATTGTGTTGGTGGTGTTTTCACCAATATACTAACCGAAGTATCTACTGAACAATTCATATTATCACCTATTAATGTGATAGCATTATAACCATAAGTCAGCAAATCAATATTAACTGAATCCACGTTACCAACTAATTGACTTCCTAAATACCAAGTAAATGAGTATAATGAATCTGGTGTGGTTACATAATACAATTGATTATATGTTGTATCACAAAATTCTGTTGGCCCAATTATATTTGAAATGTTAGGTAGAAATAATAAATCAACATCAATGGTATCTGAATTACAATCATTAGTGTCGGTAGCGAATACTGATAAGTTAGATGTCAAGATGTTTTGGTACGGAATTGTTATTGAATCACCAATATAAACCGTACCTGGAGGTGTTAGAGTCCATGTAAAAACTAAGTTACTTGTATCTAACATAGTGAACATTTGATTTTCATTATAACAAATTAATGAATCAGTTATTGGTTGTAAATTATATGTTGGACATGGTTGACCTATAATAATATTAGGGAAAAGAACCACAGAATCTGGTGGACATGGAAAATTACCAGTGTAACTTCCAGCAACATTATCAGCCAATGGTATTACATTAAAATTAAGTAACCCACCAATATTATTTCCGACTGTTGCATTTATACAAAAAGTCCAAACACAATTTCCTTGGTCACCAAAATCATCACCAGGGTTAAGTGGGTCATTAATTCCATTTATCATCCCAATTCCAGATTCAAAGAAAAATCCTGGACCAAAACTTTGAAATGGAAATACAGTCGATGTAGTTTGATTAACCCAAACCCAATTCCCAACACCACCATTACAATTAACTGGAAATGATAATGGGGTTACACTATTCCAATTATTTGATAAATTAAAATCAAACCCCTCAAACCAATTAATACCCACCATTGTAAAAGAATTTAATGTTACACATATTTGAACATTTGTGTTTGGTAAGTAATAATTATTATTAATTGGTGGTGGGGTTATCGTGTATGTTATTGGTCCAAAACAAGGTTGAGATATTACCGAATTTGATATTAACAATAACAAGATAAAAATTATTTTTTTCATAGTTGTAATTTTATTATAAATACATTAAGCCACATCATCTAAATTTATTCTCGTTTGTTTATAACTTCTATATTTGTACATAGCAATTTCTAAGATATCCAAAGATTCCAATAATCCAGACCTATCACAAAGATTAATGTTATAGAAAATCTTCCTATAACCATCACCACCATAAGGTAACTCAATTGGATTCTCGTTGATTGAATCAATATTCAATCCAATTCTATTACAGTAATCTCTTATTGATGGAAATCTATCTTCTTTAGATGTGGTAAAGACCACAACATAAGCACCAGTTTCCTTGGCTATCTTAAGAATAGATATAACTCTAGCTATATCTGATTCATTATCTATTGTTTCGTTAGGTAGCAATGTTGAATCATAATCAACAGATATTATTATCTTACCATGTCTAACCCATTCGTTGAATAATCTATCCACATAAATATCCGTTCTTGAAATCATAATTCGTGTATAAAATAATCATTATTTGGTTCGTGGTCATTATCAGCTAAAAAATCCCTACATAAATCAGCAACCCATTTTTCTTGAAAACAACCTAGTGGTTTTTCTTCAGATACCTCACCAGTATCTGGATTAGTATATGTCTTAGTTAAAACTAATTTAATTTCAAAGTCTTTCATATAGCAATTTCTAATTTGGTACTCAATGGTTGAATCCCATTAATACCTGTTATTGTAAAATCATCGATAGTATAATCATAAAAGTTTTTATTTTCATTTAAGATTAACTTAGGTTGAATATCTAATGGTGTTCTACTTAATAGTTCATCTAATGCATCCATATGTCTATCATATACATGTAAATTTTGAGTCAAGTGAACAAATGTACCAACCTTATAACCACAATGCCCAGCAATCATCATAAGCAACGCAACATATTGGATTTTATTGATTGCGCCAGCTGTCACATAATCATTACTTCTTTGAAGTAAAGTCATATCCAAATACAATTCATCACCAATTGACCTAACTGACCATAGTGTTTCGTAAGCACATGGATTCAACCCTTTGCTTAGATTAAGGTCAAATTGTTGATACATGTTCAAGATATGTCTTCTACCAAATGGGTCATTAACCAAGCCATCTAGTAGGGTGTTCATTAAATCCCATCTTCTAACAGTTTCACCATATCTACTCCCTATGGTTCCATCACCAATATCCCATTCATCCCACCAATTAATACCTAATTCTCTAGCAACTTCTAAGCTATTAGATTGCTTTTGATAAATCCAAAACATTTCTCTAATTCCAGTCTTTACTGCTGTGTTTCTAAGTGTTGGAATTGGGAATTCCCCATTCTTTATATTATAAGTTTCAAATACCTGAGTAATGAATTTACTATGGGCTGGAGTTCCATCACTCCATTTAGGTCTTGGGTCTTGGTCCCAACAACCATATTCTTTAATTGTGGCAAGATTATTTAAATAATACCAATCTGCTTTGTTCATGTTTTAATAAATTTTGTTTCCTATGTATTTTGTTATGTGATTTAATAATAACCAAATTATTCTCATAATTAAATGTTAACTAATTTGTGGTATTTGTCTAAGTAATTTACGATGGCATCTCTACAATCAATCAACGAAGTTGGATTAGGTGTACTCTGTGTTAGTATATCGTTACATAAATCAATTATTTTACAATAACTTTCTTTTTTCTCATTTTCCTTAAGAGCATTATATGTTTCTTCAATTTCTTGATTAATTGGTTGTGTATCAACATTATCTAATTTTTTAAATGGATACTTTTTGATATGTGAGTTCAAGACTTTACCTTGACTCTCATCGATTTCGAATCTGGTATAATCTGTTACTGATACACCTTCATATAGATATTGACCACCAGTTTTAAATACCACGATTAATTCATTGTTAGATTGGTCATAAGTTGATGATGCGATGTTTGATGACTTGTATAAGGATACAATCTTATCATCTTTGATTTCTTTTTTTAAAAGCATTTGTTTGTTTTAAATGATTATGTTATGTGCGTTAAAATTAATTTCACTACAAAGTTACTAATATTTATCTAATAATAACCACGAACTATGTTTTTTTATATAAAAATTAGTAAGTTTGAAGAAAAATTACACAAATGAGCATGGCAAAAAATAAAGCATCACAAAAAGTTAGTGATATCATGAAAGGGGCAATAAACGAAGCCAAGAATTTTTCAGATAATAAATTAAAACCAGAACACATCATGTTATCATTATTATATGATACAAATAATCAAGGGGTTCAACTATTGGAAAACATAAATGTTAATATTGATAATTTAATCGATAATTTAACAGAACATCTAAAAGCAACTCAAACAACTCCAAGATTATTTAGTTATAATAGAATTCCATTTTCACCAGAAACAACTAAATTAATGTCAAATATTGATAGAGAGTGTACTGGTGTATCTGATTCAATTATTGAACCAGTACATTTAATCTTAGCTATACTGATGATTAAGACACCAGTTACTAATATGCTATTTGATATGGGTGTTACACACACTTCATTTAAAAACTTCTATATGACAACAAAAGAATCTCAAGGTTTTACGAATAAAGCATTTGAGGATGATGAATTTGGTGATATGAAATCAGATAAATTCCAAAATAAACAAGGTATGAAAAAAGATTCTAAGACTCCAGCATTGGATGGATTTTGTCGTGACTTAACAAAAGCTGCTGAGAAAAAAGAATTAGACCCAGTTATTGGTCGTGAGAAAGAAATCAAAAGAGCATGTCAAATATTAAGTAGACGCAAAAAATCAAATGTGATTATTATTGGTCAACCTGGTACTGGAAAAAGTGCAATCGTAGATGGTTTAGCTCAATTAATCAAGGATGGAAAGGCACCTAGACCATTGATGAATAAAAAAATCTATTCATTAGATTTAGCATCGGTTGTTGCTGGAACCAAATTCAGAGGACAATTCGAAGAACGAATGAAAGCCATATTAGAGGAATGCAAAGCCAATAAAGACATATTATTATTTATTGATGAAATCCATACTATTGTTGGTGCTGGTAATTCATCAGGTTCATTAGATGCTTCAAATATTTTCAAGCCAGCTTTATCACGAGGTGAAATTCAAATTATTGGTGCAACAACACTAGATGAATACAGGGAAAATATTGAAAAAGATGCTGCGTTAACAAGACGCTTTCAATCTTTAATGGTTGAAGAACCAACCTTGGAAGAATGTAAAACAATTCTGATGAATATCAAGGATAAATATGAACAACACCATAAAGTAAAGTATACTGATGAAGCTATTGAAGAATGTGTTAAATTGTCGAATAGATACATTATGGATAGAGGTATGCCTGATAAAGCTATTGATGTTATGGATGAATCTGGAGCTATCACAAATGTTAGTATTGAAAAACCAGAAAATATTAAACATCTAGAGAAGTTAAAAGCGGATATAATCTTAAAAAAATTATCTGTTGTTAATCAACAACGTTATGAAGATGCGGCTAAATTAAGAGATGAGGAAAAACTCATAAATGAAAATTTAACCAAAGCAATGGATGAATGGAATAAACTATTATCTGAAAATGTAACTATTGTTGATGTTGATATGGTTTCTGAAGTTGTATCCATGATGAGTGGTGTTCCAGTTACTAAGTTATCAATCCAAGAAAATAAAAAATTAGCTAATATTGATAAAGAATTAATTGGAAAAATTATTGGTCAAAATGATGCTGTTATTAAAATTTGTAATGCTATCAAAAGAAGTAGAATTGGAATCAAGAATAAACAAGCCCCAAGTAGCTTTTTATGCTTAGGCCCAACAGGTACAGGTAAATCACTTTTAGCTAAGTTGTTAGCTGAATACATTTATGGTGATGGTGAATCTTTGATTAGAGTTGATATGTCTGAGTATGGTGAGAAACATAATGTTGCTAGATTAATCGGTGCGCCTCCAGGATATATTGGTCATGAGCAAGGTGGTCAATTAACTGAAAAAGTTAGAAGAAAGCCTTATTGTGTTTTATTGTTGGATGAAATAGAGAAAGCACATGACGATGTATTCAACATTCTATTACAGGTATTAGATGAAGGTCACTTGACTGATGGGTTAGGTCGTAAAATTAACTTCAAAAATTGTTTGATTATAATGACATCAAATATTGGGGTTAAGGAATTAAATGAGTTTGGCCCTTCAGTCGGATTTAAGACTACAAGTAATATTCTTTCAGAAGAAACTAGAGTTACCGATGTAATTCATAAAGCCTTAAAGAAGAAATTCAAACCAGAATTCTTAAATAGAATTAGTGAAACAATTATATTCAATCCATTATCGGAAGAAAATATCAATTCAATTATTTATAATGAGTTAGCTAAATTACAATCTAGGTTGGTTGAAATGGGTTATAAGTTAAATGTTGAACCAGAAGCTGTTAAATATGTTGCACATGAAGGTTATGACCAAGTATATGGTGCTAGACCATTAAATAGAGCTATTGAACATTTGATTGAAGACCCAATCGCTGATGAAATTCTAAATGGCAATATCAAAGATGGTTCAACAATAACGGTTAAATTAAAGGATGGGGTTATATTTATAACTAACGATAACCCAAAACCTAAGAAGAAACCAACTAAAAAAGATGTCATCTAAAACTCTAATAAAAAATCAGTTAAGAGAATTATTTTCATCAATAAGTGATTCAGAGTGGATTAGTGCTTACACTAATAAAATTAATAATTTAAGACATAATCTATTATCTAATGTAAAAGATAATCCAGATTATGTCTTTTTATTAGGTAAAAATGTAATAAAATTAAATTACGGTGAATTTAATAAATGCGAAACCAACACTTATAAGTTTATAAAAGAAAAACTACTTAGTGGTGAGGATTTTTATTACCCAGTTGGTGGCTTTGGGTTTGAGGGTAAAGAATTAGTCCCAATTGAACACTGGTGGTGTTATAACGCTCAAACAAAACAATTTTTAGATGTTACACCATGTGTTGGTGAAGATTTTAGATGTTATGCTGGTATTATTAACTATGAATTAAATAATGATATTAAAATGACAAATAATGTTTTTGATGTGGATTTTTTTAAAGGTGGTAATGTATATCATAAATATTTTAAATGATTACACGTAAAAATTACATAAAATACCCCACGATAAATGGATTGATGTTTAAAACAGTGGTTTCTAATTATATTTATATTAATATTATTCCATAATGAAAAACAAAATAAAGGGTGGTAAAGCCGATAATCTTTCCGCTACATCAATAGCTAAAAAGTTTGGGGTTCCAGTTTCTAAGATAGAAAAGGAATTAAAAACTGGTAAAAAGATTGAGATGGAACATACCAATGATTCATCCAAGGCTGAAGAAATAGCGTTAGACCATTTATCTGAAATTCCAGATTACTATACTAGATTAAATAAGATGGAGAAAGAAGGTGATAAAAAATGGAAGTTAAATGAAAATATCACATACACAAAACAACTGTTGCGTGAAAGACTGATGACAAAAGCTGATGATGATTTGTTGGAGATAAGTGATTTTGTTAACTTCGCTAAAGAATATTTAGGTATTACAGATGATATAAAAGTATTATTGGCATTCGAAAGAACACCAGATTTACAAACCACAGCTTATTATGATTTAAGTGGTATTATCAAAGTATATGTTAAAGATAGAGCTTGTATTGATATAATCCGCAGTTTGGGGCATGAATTAACGCATCACAAACAAAATTTGGATGGTAGACTCACTAATGTGGAGAAAGATGGTTCTGATGGCTCCGAAATCGAAAATGAGGCCAATGCTGTTGCTGGAAAACTTATAAGATTATGGGGTAAACAAAGACCTGAGATTTATGAGTCACTAAAAAGAAAATCAATTATAAAAGAAAACACTGAATTATTTTTCGAATCTGAAAAAGATAAAAGAATTAAATTATCAATATACGATGAAGATAAAAAATTGGGAACAATAGTCTTAGCTAGACCATTAAACCTAAATGATAATGAAACTCTTGAGATTATTGATATCTACTTCAACAAGGGTACAATCCCAATGTTGGTTTGTAAAGAAGTTATTGTTGAGGTATTCAAATTGTTTCCAGATACCTATAAATTATCTATTCACCCACCACAAGAATCAGTTGATTTTTGGATGAAAATGGGTGCCCATCAAGTTATGAACGGTCATTTAATGTTAATGCGAGGACATTAATCTTGTTAACATAAGGGTGCTTATTAGGTTCACCACCTTTCTTAAGGTATTTCTGTAACCCACCAACTCCAGCATTATAAGCTATAAGAGTTTTTTCGATATCAAAATTATAATAAAAGGTATTGCTCATAATACCACCCCATAATGCTATATTATTTTTTTCGTTAGATAACCACTTTTTAGCTAGGTTTAACCGTTCAGAGTAAGGAATACTATCATCAGTAAAGTTAATCGGTGTAACACCAAATTTAACCACTTTATTCCTAATCTTAGACGAGCTGGACAATACCCCAACTGCGGTTGATGGTAGAATTTGACAAACTCCTATAGCACCACCACCGTTCAAAATATCCTTGCTTCTTTTATCGTAATGATTACCACCAGATTCAGTTAGAATTTGTGCAACGCACATAGTAATAACTTTCTCATTGGTATCCAAATTAAAATAAGATATAGCTTTAGTTATTTTATTTATTGTTGATGGGTTAATGTTTTTATCAAACTTTGTTGTCATGTTCCTGACTAGTTCATCAACACCAAGTATTGTCTCAATTTTACTCTCTAATCTATTTATTTTTGTTGAGAAAATAAATGTAGTGGATAGCTGCATTAATAACAATAAAATAATCCCAATTTGTGTTTTATTTTTCATTGTGTTATTTATTTCCACAAATATACTAAATAAAATTCAAATATTTTTAATAAACTAATTAACACTTCTCCAAATATCACTCAATTTAGTGTATTTCGATACATCATTTACAACAAATTCATCACTACCACCATAATCACTACCCCAAAATGATATTATATTTATACCTTTACTTTTAGCATAATACATTAATATTGGAATTAAAAAATCATTTTGTTTATTCATCGAATATTTTTTATAATCATCACTAGAGTTAACAATAAAATCATACACAAAATTTATAATTTTTTTTTCAGAATAACCTAACCCATGCATTGCATCACTTAATTTATCCTCATTGAAATATGGGGAATAAATTTGTATTAATTTCTTTTTGAATAATCTTTCGTATTCATCATAATCAAAATATTTAGAAATTGAAGGAATTAATAATTTAGCAAAATCTTCCCTTAATTTGTTAAATGTTGTATTATCAAAATACATCACCTTTTCATTTATTATAATCCCATCAACATAGTCACCATATTCTCTTGCGTGTCCTATATAATCAGTCATAAACGAGTTATTAGTTAAATTATCACTTTCCGACATACCCCTATAAAGTATATTGTATGTCGATGTTAAAGAATCGCTTTTTGATAAAAAAGTATCATAATCATATTGTTTTGCCAAATCAACTAACTTAGAATAAGTATTTAATTTTCCATTTAAAGATTCTCTTAGTCTATTTGCTATAAATTTTCTTAATTCCATGTTGTTAAATAGTAAAAAAAAAATGATTAACCAGGTAATACCAGTTAATCATTTTAACATTCTTAAAATCAGATTAAATTACTTTTTGTTCTTTTTTTCTTCTAGTTCAATGATTCTACGTTCCAAAAGTGCTAATTTATCACCCTTGTTCGCTTGCTCATTTAACCATTCTTTCTTCTTTAAACCAATTGATTTTTCAACTATTGAGTCGATTAAATCAACCAAAGCACTTTCTTTGATTTTAACTACTTTTTTTGTGTTTGACATGTCTTTTATTTTTATTAGCTAATTATCTTATTAATAAATATAAGGCATATCATCAAAAGTTAATCAACATCATAAATTTTTAACAAATCCCATTCTGATATTTGTTTCATAGCAGCAAAAAAGCTTATGGCCTCATCTAACGAATTTAATTTCTTAGATGAGATTACCTCACCATCCTTTGTTTTTAAATAGAATGTTTTCATTTTTAATAGTTTTAATTAACATAATTTATCCGCTGAAGACATTGCTGCCAAGCTATTTGGTTTTACTTCAAAATCATAACCCATACCCAATATATAACCAACAGCTTGATTCATTGCTGAATTGCTACCTTCTTTTGGGTCTGGATTAATATCCGCATGTATTGACATCTTAAAACCATATTGGTCCATAACGTCAGATAGTTCATATGCTGCTTCAATTGATTTAGTAACCTCAACCAACATTCTTTCATTAACATTTTCAGCTTTTGTTTTATAAAAGGATTGTTTACTTTTTCTATGAATTACCATAGCACCTCTACCAACAATAACACCACCACCTAAATCCTCACAGGTGGTTATCATTATTACTGTGGCAAATTGATAAGTTTTCATACCACATTTAGCTGAATCAGTACCAACAGCCACTTTTAAAAAGTAACCCTTATCCATTTCCTCATCAAATAACTTTGATAAGTATTCATTTATAGGTTCTTTAATTTCTTTATCATTTCTATACCAATTCATATTTTATTGTTTTAGATTATTTTTAAATTAACATTTGGTAGTTTATTTTTCAATTCATTAATTAAATTTTGTGGTGTATTATCAGATAAAATTAAATTTTCCAATGAACCACCGTTTGATTTATCTAATAAATGTATATCACTAGGCATTGAAGTTATCTTATTATTATATAAATTCAAAAAAAATAATTTTTTAAGTTTACCAATACCATCTGGAAGTTCACTAATCTTATTTTCAACAAGAGAAATTAATTCCAACTCATCACATTCATATAATTTTTTACTTATTTTATTGATGCTATTTTTTATACAAACTAATTGTTGAATGTTTTTGAATCTAGAAATATTATCTGGTATTGATGATAAAGGTATATTATCATCTAATAAAAGTAATTCTGTGGAATCTGTATTTAAAGTTTCGAAAAATAAATCAGCTCTACCAAATTTAACTAAGTATTTTAAATAGTTGTTATTTGATGGACTTTTCGAATTATGTAATTTAGCCAACCCAATTAAGGTGTTCTCAAAAAATAACCTTAAATTGGTATTATCAGTCAATACCGTTTTATAAAAATCAACACTAACGTTATCTTTATTATGTAATTGATTAGTTTCGAAGTGTAATTGATATAACTCATTTGAGTTAATCTCATTTAAATAATCATATGAAACTACAATAAATAATTTACTAGATGTGTTGTTTGATAACCTATTATTTTCAGTATAGGTATTAAAATTACTATTCCCAGGTTTAGCTGTACACCAATCAACATGACCAAAAAATATAACACTAGCATTAATGGTTAAAGGTACATATACAACCCATTTCCCATCATCAAATAAAATTTCAGCATCACCTTTTAACGCAAATGATTCCATTTGTAATTGTAATTTATTTTTACTCTTAACAACAAATGGTAAAACAGCTATAAATAATTCACTCAAAGATTTATATTGATTGATATCACTAGGGTGTTTTATATGCTTAAGTTTTGGGTCTTTTTTAACTAATTCAGAAAACCTATCTTTGTATTTATTTTGTTCAAATAGTTTTAAATTATCACTAACGAAAATAACATCTTCTTCGATAAACCTAAAAGCTTCTTCATAAGTATGCTCTTTAGACTCATCTGGTTTAGAATGTCTATTATTAGGCTTAATAATATTAATATATAACCCAGTTAACCACTGAACAAATTCTTTATTTTGAGTTGGGTCAGATGATACGATAATTTTAAATATCTCTAATGGAATACCATATTTAGTTTTGCCGTTATCGGTATACTTAATAGCGTATATTTTGTTATCTTCCTCACCAATATCCTTTTTACCTAAAAAATCACCAAACGAAATATCAACCATATCACCATAATGAAATGAATTTACTGTAAGTTTAAACTTAAAAGGTTTCCATCTTCCACAACACAGTTCTTCAACATCATTATAAAGTACTTTATAATCCAAAGATTCATCGTAAACATTAAATTTTTCTGCAATATATGCGATTCTATCCTCAACAGCCATAGTGTAATTTTTGTACAAATGTACTAATTATTTTAAAGAAAAAACACATTTTATTTAAATTTTCTAATTTTTCTATATATTTATATATGATGCTAAAGACTTTTAAATATAAACTTAACCCTAATAAGGAACAAATTGTTCTTATTAATAAGCATATTGGTGCTTGTAGATTTATTTATAATTTGGCTTTGGAAACAAAGCAAATGGCTTATACTGGAAACAAAACAAATATATCTTGTTTTGAGTTACATTCACAATTAACTGATTTGAAAGGTGAACTACCTTGGTTAAAAGAACTTAATTCACAATCATTACAACAAGCGATTACTAACTTAGATAAAGGATATACGGCTTTTTTTAAAGGTCAAAATTCATTTCCAAAATTCAAAAAGAAATCAAACTGTGGTAGCTTTAATATACCACAAAGGGTTGTGGTGGAAAATGGTAAACTTTTTATACCTAAATTCACAAAGAAAAATGGTATAGATATCATATTACATAGACCACTTAAGGGTGAAATAAGACAAGCCACAATAAGTAGAACATCCACTGGTAAATACTTTGTAAGTATTCTTTGTGAGACTGGTGAACAAAACAAATCTAAACCTAAAGTAAAAGAAGAAACAACAATTGGTATAGATTTAGGACTTAAGACATTTATTGTTTCATCTGATGGGAAAGAGTATGATAACCCTAAATTTTTTCGAAAAGCACAATCCAAACTAAAATACATACAAAGTAAATATTCAAAACATAAAGGAAAGAGAACTAAACATAAGTTAGTAAAATTACATGAAAAAGTAGCCAACCAACGAAAAGACTTTTTAAATAAAGTTTCTACTGAATTGATAAGAGATAACCAATCTATCGCAATAGAAACATTACAAGTATCTAATATCTTAAAAAATCACAAATTAGCCCAAGCAATACAAGATGCTGGTTGGGGTATGTTTATAACCATGTTGGAATACAAAGCAGAATGGTATGGAACAAATATACTTAAAATTGGTACATTTGAACCATCAAGCAAGACTTGTTCATGTTGTGGAAAAATTAATAAAGAACTGACTCTATCAGATAGAGAATGGACTTGTGTTAAATGTAATACAAAGCATGATAGAGATATCAACGCTGCCATTAATATAAAGAATTTCAGTTTAAGAAATATCTTGTCAGGAACTGACAGGAAAAATCATGACGAACTACCCACGTTAGTGGGAGTGTTGACTCATGAAGCCTAACTCATTGCCTTTGGCGATGGTGGGTAGTTCACTAAAAAAAACGGTCATAAAAATCTTCTTCTATAAATTCTTTTAAACGATTGTTAAAAAGTGTTAAAAAATGACTTACATCATCTCTATTTGTTATATCCAATAATACATGATTAATATCCTCCCCATCAGTTATCCTATATTTTAATTCAGTAAAATAATTACCCAAACCAAGGGTCAATAATTCTTCAATAATGATATTATAAACTTCCCACCTATCTTTTTTTTCTTCACTGACGTTCTGTAACATATCTTTTATTAGTTTTATATAATGCCTATCAAGTGTTTTAGTTCTACCTGGGCCTGATTTAAAAACAAAATTATAAGTTTCCACATCATATCTATTATCTTACGTTATTTTATAATAAATATCAAGTCATACATATAGATTGTATAGCTTTTATAACATCATTTACACTAGTTTGATTGTCAGGTGAGTAATTTACACTAGATAAATTATTCGCATTTAGTCTAGTCACATTGGTTGTAAATTCATGCCAATTAGGTGTTACATCACTAATCAATACCACATGTGTATCAAGACTCCAAGCTAACCAAGATAAACCACTACTAACACCAATATGAAACTTAGCATCCCTTAATAATAAAGCCCTATTCTCTAATGACTTATCACCACACATATTAATCACATTATTTAGTTGAGTTGGTTCCTTTGATATTGTCACCACTTTTAAACCAATTAAATTTAAATAATCCACAATTTTTTGCCATTCAGATAGTTGACCCCATTGTTTTATTGGTGAACTAGCAAATTCAGAAATTGTAACATAATCATATTCTAATAATCTATTAATGTGTGAGAATTGAGGTTTAAGATTAACCTTAAGTTCACGCTTATCCAAACCTAATATTGAATAACCAAAAGCCTGTAAAGGATAATACTTGGCATTTATTTGACAATAATATGGATTATCATCGTAGGTCGCACCAATATAATATTGACCAGAAATATTATCAATAAAGGTATTTGGCTTTACAAATAATATATTAGGATAAACCTTAATAAATAAATCATTAAAAAAAGTTGAACAAATCAAAGTACATTTATGTTTCAATCTGAATTCCTCAACATATGGAATCCATGCTAAGGTATCCCCTAAAGCAACACTATCTATTTTTATAAAGAAAACTCCATTTGCTGTGTGATATTTAAAATCATTAATGTAAACCATAACACCTCTTGAATCATAAATTCTCACAATCCATTCAATATACCATTGAGGTAAGTTAGGTATTAATGTCTCATTAGTTTTACATTTATAATTTTCATTGTAAACCATATCCCTGCTTTGTATATTCACAATATACTCATCAATGGTTTTACCAAATATTCTAACCCTAGGCGCATTACCAACTGTGGGTAACGTAGTTACATAATCAACCTCAAATTTATTTTCCATTTATGTCAATGAGACATTCCTAGTTAACATATCG